TCACTAAAACTAAAAAGCAAAGACAAGAAGATTTTATTTTAAAAATGGTATGTGAAAATCCAGGAATTAATGCTAAGGCTATACATGAAAAAATGCCTACTCCTTTGTTTAAGATTAGTAGCCCGAACAGTATTTCTAAGGCGATTAAAAAGTTAGATATTACATCATGCGATGGAGAATACTATAAAATGCCATCTATGATTAAAAAGAATATTTGGGCTTATACTGCTGCTTTTATTGACTCCGATGGATATATTACACTAGACCGCAATTTAAATCCAAGAGTGGGTTTAATCGCTACTGGTTCAAGAGGTAAGGCTTTTATGCAAGAAATGCACAAGTCTATAGGATATGGCAGAATGCACCTAGACCAAAAATCACCACAACAAACTAGGTTAATTCAAAGATTAAACTTTTATTCTCAAGAAGATGTCACTAACCTTTTAACTAAGTGTTTACCTCATTTTAGATTAAAGAAAGGTAATGCTAAATTGTTATTAGAACTCATTCGCATGAAGAAGTCATATAAAAAGGCTGACTGGTATAAAGGTAGATGTGATGAGATATTTAAGTTAATGAAATGGGAGAATCATAAAGACCATGTAGGTTATGATTGGCTTAAAGAAGGGATTTATTTAACAGATATTGCTAAATTGCAAGGCAACTGTAAAATGTCTACAATGGATGCTTTAGAACAAATTGGTGGTAGTCATGTGGTTTAGTGTTTTAAAGCAAGTATTAAAAGTAGGTCTTATTGAAGGCCGACACCCAATGCCTGTTGATGAATATGTTTTTGAAACATTACCGAGAGAGGGTAGTCTTGCTGAAAAAATTCCTAAATTAACAGATATAGCAAACTCATGGATAGAGTCAAAAGGCGATGCTAAGATAGACTTATATGTAACTGGAATGACCCCAGTTTTAACAGCATTTTTGAGAGCATGGGGTAATAAAGCAGGATTAAGTTTATTGCACTATGATGCTTCTAATAAGGATTATTGGAGGGAAGAATGGAAATGAGTATTTGGTTTGAAGAACTTAAGAAGAAACAGGATGCCTGTTATCATAAAGTAAAGAGTCGCTATAAAAAATGGCCTTCGGCTTATGCTAGTGGTGCTTTAGTTCAATGCAGGAAAGTTGGTGCAAAGAATTGGGGTAATTCTGTAAAGAAAGGCGGAGATAATTTCAAAAGAGAAAAGGAATCGGGATTACACGGTTGGTTCTCAAGAAAAGGCGGAGATGGACAGAAAGGTTGGGTTTCTTGTCAATCATGTGAAGATGATAAAAAAGGAACAAAACCTTGTGGTCGTAAAGATGCTTCTAAAGGAACTAAACAAAGATGTAGGCCGACTTGTGGTGCTTGCAAAACTTACAAAAGGAGGAAAGGAGCATGAGTGATTGGAAAGAAGTATTAAAGTTTAAAAGACGCTTTAAGAAAGTAATTACCAATAAAAAGACAGGAAGAAAAAAGACTGTTAAATTTGGACAGGCTGGAAAGGCTAAAGACGGTAAAGACCGAATTAGGCCAGGAACTTCTAAAGGAGACGCTTATTGTGCTAGGTCAAATAAAATCAAAGGTAATTGGAGAAGTGACCCAAATAGCCCTAATAACTTAAGCCGCAAGAAATGGAAATGTCATGGGAATAAATCTAGTAAGTGATTATTATGTGGAAAGATATTTTAAAAAGAAAGTGGAACAGGATAGAAGCCACTAAGCGCAAAGTATCTGATGAAGGCCATGTAGAGGGTTTAACCAATAGAAAAGAAAAGTTTAGTGGAACATTACCTGCTGGACAATACCTAATGATGGATAATAAGAACTTTGATGGAGAAATATTTAACGGTAAAGATATGAGTCGTTTAAGTGAAACTAAATACACTGAAATGCAATATCCTCCTAAAAAGGATGAAAGAGGTCGTTTAGTTGAACAAAGAGTAACTCCTAAAGAAGCCAAAGAAAGCAATAAATACGGTAGAACTGGTAAATCTAAGTTTGAAGGAGTCGCTCAAGCAGGACAAAGAAAGAAAGGAGAGTATGAATTAGATTTGTCTAAACCTTCTCCAAAGCCTAGTTCTTCTGGAAAGTTCACTATGAAAGAAGGAAAAAGAAGAACACCAATTAGACTAAAAAATGTTTCATTTAAGGGTTCATCCTTCAAAAAATCTCAATTTGGTTTTTACAGAAAGAGCGACCCATCAGGAGTAATTAAGTTATGCAATTTTAGTCGTGCTAATTTTAATGGTGCTAAAATGACTAGAGTAACTTTTGAAGATTGTGATTTTAGAGGTGTTGATTTAACTAAATTAGCCAAAGCACAAGGAGTTACTTTAATTAGATGTAATGTTCGTGGTGCTTCTATTCATTCAGATATTAAATTAGTTGAACCAAAAAATAAAGATAAGATGTTTCAGGGGAAAAGGTAATGAAGCCCGATACTTATTGCAGTAAATGTTATACTAATGATGAAACCTACCCCTTTGGTTTTTGTAGAGAATGTTGGATTAAAGCAGGAAAACCAAAAAGAATGGATGGAACAAGCAACGCTTTAGGGTGGGAAGACTATGATGATAATTAAAAGTATGTCTTGGAGTGAATTAAAGAATGGTATTCTTAATGATGAATTACCAAGAGATAGACAGAAGTATGTTAGATATACTAACTTAACTAGTATTAATAAGAAAATGGTTATTTATTATTTACAACAAGGATTTAAGCATCCCGAAAGAAGAAAAATGTGTTTAAAGGGCATTTTAGAAGAAATGCTTCGTTCAAGTAATGCAAGGTATGACATTGAAGATTCTACTAAAAGATGATTCGGGAAGCGAAGCCTTGATATGGAACACCGAACCTGCTTTGAACTAGGGGTGTAATCATGGCTGATGAAAAAAGAAGATTTAGTCTAACAAACCTCTTTAGGAGACAAACTCCTAAACCTGCGGATAGAACCGTATTTAATATGGGAATCCAAGAAAGGGAAACTTCTCATATGATGAGTGGCCCAATTATTTATAATATTGTTAATCAATCTGTTATTGCTAGAACTTGTATTACTCAATTAAAACAAGAAGTTTTTAGAAGAGGTTATATTTGGGAAAAGGCTTATGAAGCCCGTTGTAATTCTTGTGGAAAGGAACATAAAAGACCAGTTTTAGAATGTTCAAGATGTAAGTCCACTGATTTAAATAAGCCTGATGTTAAACAATTAGAATATGCTGAAAAGTTTATTGAAGGTTATGTAAATAAAGCAGAACAATTATTTATTGATGTTTTGCAAGAATTAGAAGATGATTTGAATATAATGGATGATGCTTACATTGTTCTTGTTAAAGAATACTTCATTGATGGTAATGGTAAAATAAGAATGCATCGCATAAAAGAGATTTATAGAGGCGACCCAGTGACTATGTTTATTTATTCTGATGAATTAGGACAAAGAGGAACTAAGGGATTCACTTGCGTTAATCATCGTAATATTATACATACAGAACCGCATGAGTTATGTGAAGTATGTGGCAGTAATCTATTCCCTGTTCATTATGTTAATAGAGTAAATGGTGACGACCAATACTTTTTGAAAGGAGAAGTATTACATTTCAGTAAATACAGTCCTTCTCGCCTTTATGGTATGTCTCCAGTTATTACTTTATTTAATAACATAATGACTCTTATTGCTATGGAGAACTATGTTAATTCTTCTTATACTAAGAGTAGAATGCCTAAAGGATTACTGGCTGTTCAAACACGCAATATGGATTCAATGAAATCTTTTTGGAGAGCAGTTAAAGAAAAAATGGAGGCTGACCCCCATTTTATTCCTGTTATGGGCATTGAAGCCGAGAACGGTAAAGGTGCAGTTGAATGGATTAAGTTTATGGATTCATTAAAAGAAATGGATTATGTTTCTGTTAAAGATGATTTAAGAGATAGAATATCAGCATTTTATGGAGTAAGTAAAGTTTTCATGGCTGATAATACTACAAGTGGTGGATTAAATAATGAAGGTATGCAAATTCTTGTTACTAATAGAGCCGTTCAAAAAGCACAGACTGTCTATAATAATTATGTTTTCCCATTCCTTGTAAAACAATTCGGTATTACTGATTGGAATTTGAAATTGCCTCCAAGTGAAGAAGAAGATGAAATAGCAGTTCTTCGTAAAAGAGAGATTGAAGTTAATATTGCTGCTTCTACTAAGAATTTAGGATTTGAAGTTGAAATGGATGAAGAAGGTAATTTTACCTTTACTAAACCTGAACCCGAAGAACCGAAAGAAGGTGAAGGTGGCGAAGAAGAACAAGCCGAAAAAGACCCTTATGCGGGAACAAATATTGATGCTTCGCAATTAGGACAAATGCAAGAGCAAGCCCTACAAGGAGGAAGCAAACCGCAAGCAAATCCAGCGACAACTAGAAATAAGCCTTCTATGAATGTAGCACCAGATAAGAGACTATCGGGTTTGCCCCTTGAAGCGGGAAATCAAAACAATGACAAAAGAACCGAAAGAAGAGTTGGTTAAATGGATTGGAGAACTATAATTAAAGAAAAGAGGGAAGAAAACCCTAATAGACATAATCGTGCGCCTGAGCGCAGAAAGCCTCAAACTAAACTTGTAGGTGGAAAAAACTCTAGACTCGGTAAAGATACTGGAAATCCTTTTGAAGAAACAGATGAAGACCGAAGGGAAAGACAAGAATTACTTGAGGCTACTCGTAGTGATTTAATGGATAAAGTAATGGATGTAATTGGCTCTTATAGTGATGAACAATTAGTTGAATTACTTATGGGAACTCAAGGAAAAATAGAAGTTGGCGCAATTCAAGTAAGAGATAATAGGTGATTATATGACAGAAGATTTAAGACAAAAACAAATAAGATTAACTAAGGAATTAGCACAAGTAAAGGCTATGAATGCAAGTGCTAATAATGATAAAGTAAAAAAGACAAAGGATATGACTATGGGATTCCCTGCGGATAATACCCCTAAGCCTTCTCCTGCTTCTTCGGATATTCCCGATGTAATTACTTTGCCTCCTAAAAGAAGAGGAAAGACAGAAAACATTCCATTTTAAGGTGATTAAATGATATTTGAGTTATCTAAAGACAAGTCCTTGCTTTATGTATTAAGTAAGGTAGAACTAGATGATGAAACAAAGGCTTTAGTAAACGCAAAGGCTAGTCCTTCTGAAATTAAAAAGTCTTTAGTTAAAAATCTTAATTCGTCTAATATGATACAATATAGAAGATATATTAAGAAAGCCGATGAGCAAACTGAAATAGCAGAAAGATTCAATGAAGAAAGCGAAGAAGAAGGGGCTAGAGGTCAAGTTGATGATTTAACCCAAGATAGAGAAACTAGAGAAAGACTAGAATCAGCAGCCTATGGAGAATTAGTAAGCACCCAAGATAAAGAAAAAGAGGCCTATAAAGAGTTATCTATTTATTTAGCACAGTTAGACGGATTGAGGAAAATATCTGAAACCGCTAGAATTAAAAGAGATGGAAACAAACTAACTGTTTTAAGTGCTATGAAAGGCTATAATTCATTAGGAACTACTCAAGCCACTTCCGAAAAACTTTTAGATTTAATTAGATTACTCAAAAAAGCACCTAATTATTTAACAGAAAAACATAAATCTGTTTTAGCAGAAGTTGATGGAAACAAGGTTTTATCAGGAAAAACTTTTAATAAAGATAAACAAACTGGTAAAGTAACTCCTGCAAAAGATAATCCTGATAAAGACCTTAATGTTACTGAATTAGAAAATAATTTAAACGCTCTAATAGGTTTAAACTTTGATGTTATAGATGGTAAGGAAGGAGAAAAAGTTTCTTTTAGTAAAGTATTAGAGTTACTCCATGTTCAAAGATATAAGAAGCAACCTGCTAATTTAGTAAATAGACCTCAGCGCAAAAGAGAATTACAAGATATTCAATACAGTCTTAAAGGTAAAAGTCCTAAAGCACAAAGAGATTACAAAAAAGCACTTAAGAAGGTAAGTAAGTTATCTAAAAAACTTAATCAGATTAGATTAAATAAACAATCTATTGATGAAAGAATTGAAGAAATGGAAGAGTTAAAAGAAGAATGGTATCCAGTTTTGAAAAAGAAACTAGATAAATTAAATAATGCTTTAAGAACTCTTTTATCTCAAAGCAGAAATTTAAGTCCTGAAGAAATTAAAGAGAAAACTACTCAAATTAGAGAACTTCAAGAAAACCCGAAAAGATATTTAGATGAAGCAAAGGAAGAATTTTTGCAAGATTTAGCAACAGAAAAGGCTAAACTTGATAGATTCGTTGTTGATTTAGAGGCTGCTGAAAGAGTAAAAGAACCTCTTAAAGAATTTAAGAGTATATTAAATATGTTTAATGAAAATGACCCAATAGATGCGGTTAAAAAACTCTTAACAAAAGGATTAAACATATGCACTAAGATTAATTATAAAGCAAGAGGAATCGCTATTATTTCGGCAACGGCAGATGATAGAATAGGTGAAGGTTTAACTGCTTATATTATGTCAAATCCAGAAGTCGCTCAAGCATTATTTGATGATGATGTAGATGTAGAGGGATTATCTACCTTAGATTTACAAACTATGAGAAAAGTGGATGCTTTGGCGGCAGATATGGATGAACATACACAAAGACTTCAAGAAGTGGTTAATCAATTAAATAACTTAATACAAGGAGAAAGACCAGTAGGTGAGGAAGAATGACATGGGATTTTTACGGAGACGGAAAAGACTTTATTCTTAAAGAAGAAAAAGAAAATTCTAAAAAAGACATTCTATCTTCTTTAGATTCTAAAGGTAGAAAGAAACTAAAGAAAACTTTACAATCAGCAGAACCTACCGAATTTTTTGGGCAAGACTTTACTAAACTAGGAGAGTTAATAGAGGTTCTTAGAGAATTAGATTTAACTAAATCAGATAAGAAGTTAAATAAGAAAATGAAGTCAATGGATGAAAGGAACATTGATATAGTCGCTACTGCTACCAAACTCCGTAAGGAATATGAACTTCTTTACAGGCAATTAAGAGACTTAGTTTATCCAAAAGGTAAAAAGGAAGTGTAATTATGACAGAAGAGAATACAATTAATAAAGATGTGCTAGAAATAGTGAAGGCTTTAACTGCTAAGGTTGAAGCATTAGAACAAACCATTTATGCTAAAGATAGCCTTTTGATGAAGGCAGGACTTGTAGTAACTAATAGCCCTACTCCTGCTATGGATAATTCTATTGGTGGAACAGGAGCATTACCTACTACTGATATATCTAGTATGGATTGGTCGGATATTCATAAAATGATGAATAAATTGGAGTGATTTAAATGCCCGAAAGAGTAACTAGAGAAGAAAGAAAAATTAGTATGGCTATCGAAAAGGCTAGAGAAGCAAAGCAAACTCTATATCAGTCTTGGATGGATAATAATAGAAGTCCTGAAAGAGATGATTCGGAAGCAGTTAAATTAAAGCGACCAAAGGCTGAAAATGATACAACTAAGTTTGAATCAAATGATGGGCCAATTAATCTTAATGCTTATGCAGGAGAAGTGTCGAAGGCAATTACTATTCTTAAACAAATTAAAGAGTCGGATTATGAAACTAATCCTATTTGGGATGATGAAGATAGAAAAGAAATTACAGAAGCAATTGCTGAATTAGATGCATCAATAACTCAATTAAGTGAAGATTATAAAAGTGCTAAACCAGACAAGAAAGAAATTCTTAGCGATATGATAACGATGCTTTCTAGAAAGGTTTCTAATTTAGAAAAACTTTTTAGAAGAATGCCTGAACCTAGAAATAAAGAATCGGATGAAGCCTTAGACCCTGATTATGATAAGTTTATGCAAAGATAAAGAGCGTGGTTTAAATGAAACTCGGCTCTATTGAGAAGGATAAGCAACCTTCTTTAGAAATAATTCGTTTGTTTGAAAAAACAAGAGTTGCTTATCTATCTGCTAAAACAGACCCTAATGAATATGGGGGTCGTTGGCGCAAAGTAGTTGAAATGATACAGGATTCTTATGATGAATTAGATGCAGCAGGTAAAGAATTAAAAAACTTTATTGAAGAGAAGGACTTAAAAGACAAAGATACTAAAGACCCTAATTCAAGACAGGCTGAAGAATTGTATAAAAAAATTAAACTTCTTAGGTATTCCTCAGATATTGTCGCTGACCCTTTCGCAGATATGTTCAAAGGTAGTGTTCTTGAAGAATTATTAGATAATCCAGAAACAATGCTTAAATTTGTTCATTATGCTTTAAGGAACGACAATAAAGCACTATCTAAAGACATTTTAGCCATTAAAGATATGCAACCCGACACAATTACGGAGGGTCTTATGGGTCTTGACATAGAATCGGAGGACATAGCCCTCTATATTATTGAGCATTACGGGGATGGAAAAGACTCAAAGAAAGTCGAATCTAAAGTAAACGCTGCTATGGATATGTTAGAGTTAATATTCTTTTCTCAGCATGAAGAAAAAGAATGGGATGATTTGAAAGAAATTGATAATTTAGAGAAAGGTAAGGGAGAAATAAAAGAAAAGTCTATTTCTCATTTTATTGTTCCTAATAAACCAATGTATAGAATATTTGAAGTGGATGATATTAAAGAATTAAAAGGCTTTAGTGGAGATTGGTATGTTCAAGAGAAGTTTGATGGGATGAGAGTTCAATTACATAAATTAGACGGAGCAGTTAAGATTTATTCTTACAATGAAAAGGATATTACAGAAAAATGCGTTGCTCAAGTAAAAGAATTAAAAAAGAAAGAATACGGAGATTGTATTTTAGATGCTGAATTAGTTTTGTTTGACGATGATGAACCTTTGCATAGAGCCGATACAATAGCCCATGTATTCAAGGGTAAATACAAAGATGCAACCTTGCGTTGTCATGTATTTGATATTATACGACATGAATCTCAATCTCTTGCTGATGAAGAATTAGAAAGCAGAATGACTATTCTTTTCAACAATTACTCGGCTAAAACCAGCGAAGCGATAGCATACCCTTCAAAGAAAGATACTCGTCAAGCAGACAATTTAAGCGATATTGATAAGTATGCGAAAGAAATAATGGAAAATCCTGCATCCGAAGGAGTAGTAATTAAAGATGCTACTTCTACTTATTATATAGGAACTAAAAAGAATCCTAAATGGATTAAGTTAAAAAAGTTTGTTGATTTAGATGTTATTGTTTTAGATAAGAAAAAGACAAAGAGTAATCTTTATTCTTATACTGTGGGTGTTGGCCCAATTACGGATGATATGGATGGTCTAACTGAAATAAATAAGACTATGTATTTAGGTGTCGGTAAAGCACTAAATACCAAAATATCTGTTGATGTTGGGGATATTATTAGAGTAAAGGTTGATGAAGTTAAAAAGAACGGGGAAGGATATAGTTTATTCTCCGCTAAAGTAATTGAAATACCCGAAGTAGAGCATCCCGATAAATTGGTGACTCTTGAGTTATTATCTCAAGATACTAAGAAATCCTTGAATTATAATGTTGAAGCCTTCACAAAGGGAGTAAAAGTAACAGATTACATACACGGTGAAACTAATGTTATCATTAAATCGGAAATGGATGGCTTTACTATTTATGGTTTTGAAGAAGATAATTTAATGTCTAAGAACGCTACAATGGATTTAGATATGTGGAAACAACAAGCCATAGATATTATGAAATCTAAACAAAGTGAATTAACTGTTAGTATTTTCCAATACTTAAAAGAAAATGGGCCTAAAACAATTAATGAATTGCATAAGTTCCTAAAAGATAAATCGAAGGATTTGTATGAAGAGTTATTAGAATCTAATAAAGTTAAACTCAAACAATGGGCTGTTATGAGAGATGGTATTAGTGAAGTAGATAACAAAATCAAAGCAGACGAAGATAAAATAATGCAAGAAGAAGAAATACTAAAAGAGTATAAGACTCCTAAAGAACTTAGAGAAGGCCAATTCAAATTATATTCTAGAGAAGATGATAATATAACTTTTGGTATTAAAGTAGGTGAAGAGTCTATGTTTTGGACAATTGAATTAGATAATCAAGAAGAGATGTTTGATTTATTCGGTGCTGCTGGTAAATATCCCGCAGAAGTCTCAAAGAACTTAGAACAAGGAAAAGTAGTTGATTCTGGTAAATTAAAATTAGGTGTTCAAAGAGACGGCTATCACGAATATTTCTTAGAAGGAAATAAATTTGAAACTAAATTGCATATTAGAGTGATAGAAGTCGAAGGCAAAAGAATGTGGTTGGCTTGGACTGGATATAAACAAGAACCTGCTGACACTAAAGGGGATGAAGGAGTGTGGAATATCTATGAAGATAAATACAACGAATTGTCATTACCCAATGAAAATTGAGTGTTCTTTATATAGTGGTTGGGCTAAGTAGGAGTTGAGGGAAAATGGCATCAGCAGTTATGGCTAACAGAACTACTGATTTCAGGATTCTAAAAAGCGACGAATTAATGATTGGAGGATATGCAAGCATTGAAATCGTTGATAAACAAAATGACTTAATCACACTTAAAGCACTTAATAATGCAGTTAAAAAATATATGGAGAACCCAAAGTTTAGAAATGTAATGACTAATCATTCTAATGTTCAAGTTGGGGAAGTAGTAGAATCATATAGAGATAAAAGCGGAAAACTATGGAAAACAGAAGTAGATGATGTAGGATTCTTTGTAGTAATTAAGTTAAGAGACGATATAGAAAAAGCCAAAGAAATTAATAGAGGCATTAGAAAAGGTTCATTGAGGAGTTTTAGCATTGGAGGACAGGCTTTAGAAAAAGTAAAGAAAAACCACCAAGAATTAGGACAATACAATGAAATTAGTAAATTAGAACTGCATGAGGTAACTATCTGTGAAAAAGGAATTAACCCCGAAGCAAGATTTGATATTCTAAAACAAGACAAAACAAAAACAAAAGGAATGAGTAACATGACTAAGATTGAAAAAGCACTAGAAGAGTTAGATGCGCTAATGGCGGAAGTTAATACTCTTCGTAAGGAAGAAGAAGAAAAAGAAGAATACATGGACACCATGACCGACGATAAAGAAGCGGGAATGCCATTAGAAGAAAAAGAGGATTTCTCCGATGATGAGAATAAAGCCTATGTTTCTACTCTAGATGGCGCAGGTGTTGAAATTGGCGAACCTGCTGACCGTGTAGTAATTGACAATGGAAAGCCAAAGGCTTCTGATTTGCCAGTTGTTAAAGCATTTGACAACAAAGAATTAGAAACCCTTGATTTGAGCGTTGCAAACATTGAGAAGGCATACGAGGCTTTCCGTCAAGAACAACTTGAAAAGTTGGCTTACGATAACCTCCAAAAGTCTTTTGAATCACGATTTGCACAAGAAGTTTCTCATAAAGAGAATGTTCTAGCAAAGTCTCAATATGACGCACAGGCTGAAATTGCTTCTATGAAAGAAGAATTTAGTCAATTAAGAAAGTCTTTGACGGCTGAGAAGGAAACAATTCTAAAGGCTCAAGAAGAGGCTACTGTTAAACTCCCAAGTATGGATGAATTGGCTGAAATGAATTGGTCGGACATTCATAAAATGGTAGGAGGTATTTAAGATGAGTTATATTAACACAATTGCAGATTTAGAAGCACAAACATACGGAAATGGCGCAACAGGGCATATTAGCAATCAATTGCTAAAGGCTGCTGGAACAGTTAGCGGTATTCATGCAGGACACGATGCAGCGACCCAAACAAACCCAGTAACGGGTATTACAGGTAATCTGTATAATCAAATTTATGGACAAAAAGTATGGTCTATGCTAAATAGAGAGTGTAATGCACTATCTGTTATTTCAAAGCGACCTTATTCTTCAAGTGGTTGGAGAGTTTTGTCAAAGCGACCTGCGGGTGGAACTGGAAACAAACTTGATTTGTCATTGGCTAATGGAACAAACATGAACGCTGATAATCTATTAGGTGGAGATACACTAAGAAGCGATTATATCGGTGCAGTTCCAGAAAACGCACGATTAGACCAAAGAGACGACGGTTTAGTTTCTCTTGCTCCTGAGTATTCTACACTATTTACCAGTCCTAAGATTGTTGCACATCAATTCTCTTTCAGCGAATTGGCTATGGAAATGGCTCAAATTGATGATGGAATTGGCGACATTAGAGCGCAATTAAGAGAAGATATGGGCAAGCATCACGCTGAAGTTCAGAATCAAATGCTTGTTATGCCATTAGAAGCATATGACCCTAAGACG